GCCGACGCGACCCGGCAACTTGCCGACATCGACGCGCGCCGCGAGCACATCCGCGACAACCTCCGGTTCTTCGAGAACCCGGACGATCCGCTGATCTACATGGCGTACTTCGAGTCGCTGGCGCGAGAGATGGAGGCCCGCAACATGCTTGGCGGCCCGGCGACGCGCGATCAGTTGACCCGCCGCTCGCTGACCCTGTTCAACGAACTGCTGATGAACGATGCCGACGACCTGTCGCAGGGCATTGCTTCGATGTGGGCGCGCATGAACGACGTCAGTCGCATCGACACCGAACTGCCTGCGTTCGTCAGCACGGTTCAGTTGGCTCTTCAGGGCCAGTTGCGTCAGGTGCACAGGCTTGCGCAGCGCGCAGTTCAGACCAACAGCCCGGCTGACTTCGCCCTGCTCCAGCGTTCGTTCTTCGACCTTCAGATGCTGCGCTTCCACATGCGCAACACCAAGACGGCGATGGGACGCGGCCTCAAGTCACTTGATCCGCAGATGCTGCCGAACGCAGCGAAACTGCGCGATCTTCGCAACGCCCGAAACTTCCTTGAGCAGAACGGCTTTGTCGACAACATCGGAAGACCGCTTGCTGAAACGCTTGCGCGCATCGACCCTGACATCGACCCCAACGCTGCGGTTCGCATCCTCAACGACGTGTGGCGTCCCGGCGAAATGCGTCGCGGCAACCTGTTGCTTGAGGTGTATCGCAACGGACTTCTGTCGCTGCCGCGATCTTGGTTCGGCCTTCAGGTCATCAGCCCTCCGCTGACGCTTGGAGTCGAGGGATTGCAGAAACTCGCAGTCGCCGGAATCCGTGGCGACATGCTGACGGCGTCGGAAACCCTGCGCAACCTGCCTCGCATGATTGCCAACATGAACCACGGCCTGCGCTTTGCAGCCCGAACGTTCGTCGAGGAAAGGCCGACGCTCATGCCTCATGGCACGGGCATCGTGCAGGACACGTTCGTTCCGGCGATCCACTCCGATCAGCAGAACATCATCGGCACGATGATCAACGCCGCTGGACGCGGAGTGCGCATTCCATCCACGCTCATCGCAACTATCGACGAGTTTTGGAAGCAGACCACCGCTCGCACGGAGATGCACAGCACGCTGTATCGACGCCTGATGCAGGAGCGAATGACAGCCGCTGGCGTGACAGGATGGCGTGATCAGTTGGCGTTCATGCGCACTAACCACCGTGCTGTTTCGCAGGAAGCGGACGCGATGGGCCAGCGGTACATCCGCGACGGCGCAATCCGTGACAGGACGATGATCGGTCGCGAAGCGCTGAACGATCCGCGCATCGCAGCAGAGCAAGACCCGCTGCGCCGTGCGTCCATGATGCATGACTACGTCAACCAGCATTGGACGCAGGATCAGCAGCAGACCACCGCAGGAATCGCGGAGGCAGCGAACCGTCAGTCGTACACGGAACCAATCCCCGGTCTTGGCGGTGCAGTCAGGCATCACCTTCAGCAGAACTGGTGGTTGCAGTTGGTCGTTCCGTTCTACACGGCTCCGGTCAACATCCTCCGTCGCGCGTGGGGCTACCTGACGTCGCCGATCATGGTTGGTGGCGACGTTGCCGTCGGACTTGCAACCGAACGTCGGCTCCGCATCAATCCGAACAGCCGCCTGTACCGCTTCCACCATCAGACCATGCTCGACATGGCGTCGGGCGATCCGGCGCGCATCTCGCGCGCGCAGGGTCAGGTGCTTGTCGGTATGACTGCTCTTGGAACCGGATACGCGCTGTTTCAGGATGGACGGCTCACGGGAGCCGGGCCTGCCGACCCGGAACAGCGCAGGATGTGGCAGCAGACTGGCCGCCAGCCGTACTCCGTCAAGATGGGCGACCGCTGGTACGTGTACAACAAACTCGACCCGTTCGGCATGATGCTTGGATGGATGGCCGACTACCACGAACTCACGTCGGGCATGTACGAGAACGACGAGGAAGAGGTCATCGGCCCGGCAACGGCCATCGCATACGCGCTCACCATGACGACCATCAACAAGTCGTACATGATGAACCTCGACATGCTGATGGAGGCAAACGATGATCCGATCAAGATGGAGCAGGTCATCGGTCGCATGGGACTGACCGCGCTTCCTCCGACGAGCATTGCGTCCAGCCTTCAGGCCGGAGTGCTTCGCGCGTCAGACCCGTATGCCGTCGATCCGCTTGGCGGCGTCAAGGCAGACGAAGGTCTTGGCAAGGAGGTCGAGGTTCTTCTCAACGAGATGCGCGCCAAGAGTTGGTGGGGTCAGGCCGCAGGCGGTCGCGACGTCATGGCGCGCAGGTACAGCGCTCTTGGTGAGCCGATCAGGACGTTCGATCCGATGCAGGACTACCCGTGGGTCGACATCGTTTCTCCGGTCGTCACTCGAAAGGCACAGGACGACGCTGTCATCGAAGCGATGGTCAACATGCCGCACATTTGGCGAAGCACGCCTCCGAACAAGGACGGCGTCAACCTGAAGCAGGTTCGCGTGCCGCAGACAAACAGGACTGCATACGACCTGTACAACGAGAACATTGCGTCGGTCACCATGCCGTTCCCGATGGGCGACGGAACGCAGAAGAAACTGACTCTGCGTCAGGCGTTGCAGCACATCGTCGACGGCAAGGGCGCCGAAGGCCGCATGTTCAAGTCGTTCACGGACACGAACCCGGAGAACTACCCGGGCGAGAACCCGCCCGACATCGCCATGTTCGTGCGAGTGATCGAACGCTACCGTACTGCGGCGTGGCAGCAGACGCTGGTGTCAAGCCCCGAACTCCGTGCCGTGTACGACGAGCGCCGACGCGCCCTGATCGACTCGCGCAAGAAGGACGCGGCTCGCATGAACGAGAACCGCAACTCCGAACTTGAAGCAGCCGTGGAGGCGGCGACACGATGAGCGACACGATGCGCGACATGGCCGACCAGTTCGACCGTGCGCTTCTCAAGGTGCTGAAGGATGGCAGAACCATCATCGGCCCCGACGGCGAGGAGCGCACCATCGACGCGACGGCGGCAGACCTGAACGTGATCCGGCAGCGGCTCAAGGACTGCGGCATGACCGTGACGGCAGAGGAAGCCAGCCCGATCAAGAACATCGTCGAAGAGATGCGCAGACGGCAACTGCGCATCGGCACGCCGCTGGCAAATGACGACAAGGAAGCCGTGTGAGCAAGGATGCGCAGGAACTCGAACGGTACATCGGTCGCCTTGTGGAGGACTTCCCGTTCTTCTGCGAGGAACTGTGGGTTGCCGTCGGCCTGCCCAAACTGGCGAAGCATCAGCATCAGATCGGCAAGTGGCTCCAGCAGGGGCCGCGACGCCGTGGCGTGCGCGCATTCCGTGGCGCCAGCAAGACGTGGGTGACGCTGGCATTCTGCCTGTGGCGCCTGTTCCGCAATCCGAACGAGCGGATCATGCTGGTGTCGAAGACGGAGAAGCACAGCCGCGACTCGCTGTACATGGTGAGGTCGTGGATCGACAAGGTGCCGTGGCTGTCGCACCTTTCGCCGCAGCGGACTGAAGGACACCGCGACAGCGCGACGCAGTTCGACATCGCGACCGCACCGTCCGACCGCGTGGCGTCGTTCAGCGCCTACGGCATCGGCGGTCAGATCACGGGTGGCCGCGCGACCATGATCATTGCCGACGACGTCGAGACAAGTCAGAACACCCTGACGCTCGACATGCGGCAGCGCCTGCGCGAGGAGGTCAAGGAGTTCGAGAACATCCTGATCCCGGGCGGCGACATCATCTTCCTTGGCACGCCTCACCATGAGGAAACGCTGTACGACAAGTTGGTCGAGGGCGGCTACGTGTTCCAGTCGTGGCCTGCGCGCTACCCGAAGGCAGACGAACCCGTGCCGTCGCTCGCGGAGGACATGAAGGCAGAACTCGAATCCGGCGCGCGCGGGCCGGGCGACTGCGCGTGGCCGGAGCGGTTCGACAACGAAGACCTGCTGGAGCGCGAGGCTGCTGAAGGCCGCAGCACGTTCGCCATGCAGTACATGATGATCACGCACCTTGGCGAGGGGAACCGATACCCGCTGAAGTTGCGCGACGTCATCGTGTTCCCAATCGCCAAGGACAAGGCTCCGGTGACGATCAGTTGGGGCATGACCAACGACCACGGCAGGAGCACGCGGTGCGAGGACGTGACGTCGCTTGGCTTCGGCATCGACGCCTACCACGCGCCGATCTTTTGGGATTCGGAGTGGGCCGGGTACACCGGGTGCCGCATGTGGATCGACCCGTCGGGCAAGGGCGCCGACAAGACCGCCTACGCGATTGTTGCACACTTGAACGGCTACCTGTGGGTCAAGGCCGTCGGCGGGTTCGATGGCGGCTACGAGCCGGAAGTGCTTGAAGGGCTGGCCTATCAGGCGCAGTTGCACGGCGCAGGGATCATCCACGTCGAGGACAACTTCGGCACGGGCATGTTCGCGCGCCTGCTGGAGCCTGTGATCGCGAAGCGGCGCAAGGAGGGCGAGGGCTGGGGCGCCAGCATCGAACCCGTGCGCGTGAGCGGGCAGAAGGAACTGCGGA